CATAGGTGGTTCGATTGCGTAGAGGTTTAGACGACCCCGTTCTTCAGTTACAGTAGTCATCAGAATTCAACATCAGAGTTTTCAAGACGGCGCATCAGGTCTGCACGATAAGCCGGGTCACGATCATAACGAGGATCACTCATTGCTGCGACCAGTTCAGCTTGACTTTTAAAGGAGTCATCCGTGTTCTGTGCACCACGTCCTGTAAGCACTTGACCATCTGATCCTACCGAATCATTGTAACGAGCTTGGAGAGCTTGCATAGCAAAGAAGATAGCGTTGGGGTTACCAGACTCCATCACTTTATCATACATCTCAACCTCTTCATCACCGAAATTGTCGCCCGCCCAATCTAGCATAGACTTGTAGGCTTTATCACCACCTACCATCTTCATTAGCTCTTGTGCTTGAGCCTCGGAAAGAGTTTCGACATCTGCCTCAGATTTGGATGAAGTTTCTTCTTCCTCGGCTGGTGCTGTTGACTCGCTTTCGTCTTCGGTGCTTTGTACTTCATTACGTGGTTCTCCCAGTTTCTTTTGAAGTTCAACATAGGCTTGCTCAAGTGCTTGCGGGTCTTTAAATTTACCAGCAAGTAGCGGCTGCTCTCCACCCTCAAGAGACTCAGCAACCGCCAGGGAGTCTTTCTCATCCGAGTTAAGAATCTCAGGATTAGCAGGTGTTTCGTTCATCGTAAATGTTTCAGCCATACTTTATTGTGGTGGGATAGGGGCTTGTTCTTGCTGCATCATTTGCATAGCAGCTTGTTCACGTTTTTGCTCAACGGCTGCCATCTGTGGCGCTTGCTGTTGCATCATCATAGCTTCTTGTTGTAGCATAGCTTCTTGTTGTTCAGCTTGCTGATCTTCCATACTCTTTACAAGGTTGAGTACATCAATACCAGATGCAGCGGCGAGTCGCTTGATGACCTCATCGGTGTTAACAAATTGACCGATAGCTTCAGGTCCAACAGTCTGAGCAATGACAGTAAGGAACTGTGCAAGGCTCTCACGATCTTGACCACGACCAAGGGCATTGATACCAGCAACGATTGTAGGTCGGATGATACCACCTTTAGGCAGTCTAGGGATCTCACCAGTCTTTTGTGCAACGTTGAGTTTACGATTAAGATAAGGGATCAAGAACTCAACAGTCAACAGGGAGAATAGTCCACCGAGTTGCTGTTCCAGTTCGAGTTGTGTCATACGGACTTCTTCCGCCGTGGTGCGCTCACTGTCCCTCACGTTGAGGATCAGGAAAGCTTCGTTCAAACGTTGAGTCAATGACCCAATCATCTGATAGGCAGTTTGGAAGTCAGCTGTCTTGCCAACCTGTACAACACCGATGTCATCAGGGCGTCCCTGAATGATAGCACCGTTACCTGCCTTGGCAAGAGTTGCTGGCTTGGTGGTGCTGCTCGGTGCGACAGTAAATACTACCTTAGCAGCAGCAGCGGAGCCTTCGACGATGGCTTGTGACAGTGCCTCAAGTGACTTTAGATCACCCAGGAACTCTTCCACTCTACCACGTCCATAGACCTCGCCGTCAACATGGTTGAAGCGTAGCACGAGCCAGGGGTTAGCGTCAATAGGTGCTTTACCCTGAGACTTGGGCAGGATCTGATCGAACATCTCCTGGTGCCACACCCAGCGGTTGTTGTCGCGGGTGACGTGCGTGTAAATAATACATTCATCATCTGGCATGGTGGTATCGTCAACCACACCAGGCTTTATGAGATCTGGGTAAAAATTTTTTACCAATTTTTTCGAGACTGTTTCTTTTGTTACGATCTCAATAACATTACCGTTACCATCTCTGTCTACCACATAACGGTTAAGAGGATAAAGCTTGAGCCCATCCTTACTCATAAAGACAAGAGCATTACCAGCTACCACCAGGTGCTTGAGTGCTTGGTGAACGATGACACGATCACCGGACTCTGCAATAGATTCCATGATGGTACGCTCAATTTTAGCCATCGACAAGTCAAGTTCAGATCGGATTTCTGGACCTAGTTCTTGCGGAAGATTGATGTCATTTACTTGCAGTTTGAAGAAGCTAGTTTGTGGAGGTAGCAGAGCAAGCATTAGTTTACTTGCAAGCGTTACCACACCTTTAGCTCCAGTTGATTGCCAAGGTTGTGGCAACCTCAAACTAGATTTAGAAGTAAGTTCATCTTCCCGAATAAGATAAGGGAGAGTTAGATCTGCTGCTTGTCTAGCGGAATTGAGGAACTGGGAACGGCGTGAAGACAGTCTGTCATAGCGTTGCTTAGCTGTCATTAGACGTTAACCATTCCTGATTTAATTTTACCAAGTCCTTGATATGTTGGATTATTGTATTGCAGTTTACGACGGCGGAACTGCTTTGAACCCCCAGTCTTAGGTATATTACCTGGACTTTGGATCTGCATATTTGCTGTACTACCTTCCATCAAACGGTTAGCAGCACTGACCTGCGCTTCTAGTTTGCGACGTTCATCAGCTTCACCGGTTTCAATACGGAACTGTTTTAACCTTTCATCTGCCGCCGCTAAAGTTTTATCCGCCTCTGCTCTATATTTCTCAGCCTGTGATTTAATACCAGCCATGGTAGCGGACATTTCATCTGAGCGTTGTTGAGAAATTTTTAGCTGATCTTCCAAGGCTTTGATGCGGTTAGCCTGCTCTTGGTTATATTGCGGTGCCTGGTTGATAACCGTTGAGTTGGTTGCCTTGGATCTACTGCCGAAAATTCGACTACCGATAATACTGGAAGCGATCGCTCCGAGAATACCAAACATTAGTTGTCCTCCATATATTTAATGACCCACTCAACGACACTACGTTGACCGGATCGGTACATAATTTTTTCCATTGTATCGTCAGGTGTAGGATTGGTGGGCGGGAAAGATTCTTCTAGTGCATGAATAAGTCCACGGGAATTCATCCCGAGAACCTCAAGCATATTGGGGGAGGTTGACATTGCTGTGTTCAAAGAAGGCGGGCATCCTGGCAGATTTAGTTTCAGCAAGTTGAGGAGCTTTGCCCTCATACATTAGCCGATCGCTAGAATCGAGCCAAAATTTTTTGTCCAAATATTTGTCCACGGTATTTATACCTAGTGGTTGCATTACCCAATTGATAGTAGCCTTCCTGAGTTTATCAAGACTAGGACTGATGTTATACCCCAGCTCAGTATGAACCAGACTATTGGTAGCCACATGAATTTGTTCATCTCTGGAAATGTCAGCGGAAACAGTTCTCATACCAGCGTCACCATTAAACCTAAAGAATGGTAGAAGAACGAAGAAGATCGCACGCTCGGCAACCAACGCTTTGGTGATCGTATGATCTGGATGTGCTTCCCAAGCGGTTTTAAGCCGTAGGGCTTCTTTCTCAGCCTTTTCATCAACACCGTAAGCATTGGCGATGTAACCAAGTGCGATGTCGTGGTTTTCTTCGTCTTTGACGTTTGACAC